CCAGAAAGAGGCACATGCATTTATGAATAAATATCCATCTGGAATACACGAAACAGTATATAAGCGTTATTTTGGAGAACCAGAAGAAATGTAAAGAACCGAAATGATAATAAAGGCTGAAATAGCCCCGTAGAGAGCGAAAAAGTATTAGACATTATATTTTACCTAAAAGCACTTTTAAACGCTCTCCGCGCCAAATAGTGCGTCACAGAGATGCATATATGCAAAAAGAAAAGAGGTGAAAAATCGCAAATGGCAATATACAGAAATGTTCATTTGTCATTTTGGACAGATAATAAAGTGGCAGATGATTTTACACCAGAAGACAAGTATTTTTATCTATATTTGTTTACAAATCCACAGACAAATTTATGTGGATGCTATGAAGTTAGTTTGAAGCAAATTGCAAACCAAACAGGATATAACAGAGATACAATAGAAAGAGTGATTGAAAGATTTGAAAAGGTTCATAAAGTAATTGTCTATTCAAAAGAAAGTAAAGAAATTCTTCTCCTGAACTGGTATAAATACAATTGGACTAAAAGCGAAAAGTTTTTAACGGGTTTAGACAAATCTATTAGGGAAGTTAAAGATAAGGAATTTAAGCGTTATTTACTAGAAATTAGATCTAATGCAGATACGGTATCTATACCGTATGCAAATGGTATGGATACAACGGTAACGTTTTCGTTTACTGATATATATAGTAAAGACAATAATAGAGATCTTAATAAAGATAATAAAGATATTAGTAAAGATAATAGTAAAAATAATAGTAAAGGCAAAAATAAGATACCTAAAAAATCAAAGGTAGAAATTTATTACCCTAATGATGAAAAACTCAATCAGACTTTTATGGATTTTTTGGATATGCGAAACCAGATGAAAAAGTCTATGACTGATAGAGCGATCAGTCTAGCAATGAGCAAGCTGCAAAAGTTATCTCAGGGCGATAATGAAGTTGCTATTCAAATATTGGAACAGTCTATTTTTCGTAATTGGATAGGGCTATTTCCGTTGAATGATGACAATTCGTCATCAAGGGATGGCGGTTCTGAAAATCGTCAGTCACAATTTGAGTATCTTTTAAACAGTATAAAGGAGGATGAAGAAAATGACCAAAACAGAAGTTAAAAAAGTCATAGCTGTAATGATGGCAACGTATCCGAACTACAAGCCAATTAATGTAGATATTGTTGTGGAGGTATGGACAGATATGCTGGGGAGATATACATACGAGCAGGTTAATATGGCGTTGAAAGCATATATACTTTCTGATATAAGTGGATTTGCGCCCAGCATTGGACAGATTGTTGAGAAATTACAGTTATTTATTGGCAATGAGGAGCTTAACGAAATGGCAGCATGGGGACTTGTATTAAAAGCAATGAGAAATTCCATTTATCATTCGGAGGAAGAATTTGCTAAACTACCACCTGTAGTACAGAAAGCTGTTGTAAGTCCTGGACAGCTTCGTGAATGGGCAATGGCAGAGGACGTTGATGGAACGTGGATGAACGTTACACAGTCTAACTTCATGCGAACATATCGGGCAGAGTTATCCCAAGAAAAGACATTGGAAAAACTTCCACCAGATATTTTAAAACTGACAGGCAATTCAAATGAACAAACACCAGTAATCCAGACTAATCAGGAGACGTTATCTGTTAGCGAGGAAAGAAAAATTGCCGAGCAGAGTGCATCGCCTATTCCAGAACGCTTAAAAGAACGATTTGCAAAGTTGATGGGCAGGGCTGTTTGATGAAATGAAAAAATGACGGGAGGCAAGATATGTGGAGAAGTCCAAATTGGGCAGAAGGGCATTACATTGATCTTCATACAAAATATAATTGTTGGAAGTGCGGAAAAGATTTTATGTTAATATAGACGAAGAATAGGAGGCAATTATGGCATTTCAGAAAGAGAGAATGAGCAGTTACGTAGATCGTGGAAATAAGCTGATTGCTGATGGAAAGACGCCAGAAGCTATGAAGCTGGTTGAAAAAGGTTTGCAGCATTATTCCGAAAAGATTATCAGTGCCATATCTCCATATGCAAAGGCGGACGCAGGACTAATTGTATTGGTTCTACGCCACCTGGCAGATGAAGTGGAGAGAGGCAATGTGGGAGCAAAAGAATTATATGAGGGTATGAAGAAATGTATTAATGCACCTTCCCTCACGGAGATTGAAAAGGTTAAAAAGGCAAATAGAAGGTAATAAACTTGTAACTCAAAGTTGTGCAAGGTTGTATTTTGGGATTATGAAAAAAATGAATGAGGCATATTCAGAAATGTTTGATGGAAAGGAATAACGAATCCCGGCAAACCGGGTTTGTGCCGAGTGATTGAGGTGTGGTACAGGAAAATATAACACCGTGGCTATAAGGCAGTAAGCGGAAACTCTTATTGTCGTATAAGAGCAAACGAATGTATATCCACGATACGGTATTTGTAGCGTGGTGTTGTGAAATTTATTGCAAGTTGCAGTTATGGGAAGGATAGCCTTAAAACGATAGATGTTGTTTTAAATGTTTTGAAACTTCCACTCGATGAAATTGTAACGGTTGATGTTATGTTTAACAATACAATTTCTGCCTATTATCCTGAAGTTGAGGAATTTAGACAGAAAGCAGACGAAATTATAAAGAACAGATATGGATTTGAGATAAAGCATTTAAGGGCAGATTTGACCTACGAAAACAGATTTTATCAAGTCCGCGGAGAAAGGGCAAAGAAAGAGAACAGAGGAAAGATATACGGATTTCCTATTGTGCGTGGGGCATGGTGCAACAGCGACTTAAAAATGTCTGCCATTGAGAAGTACAAAACACAGTTAGGAGAAAGTTTCTGGTATATCGGATATGCGACAGATGAAAAGAAAACCGAACGGCAGGAGAAAATCATAAATTGCACAAACTTAAACATGTATCCTCTTGTAAAAGCAGGATTGACAGAAAAAGATTGTTATGAGTGGTGCAAGAAGAATGATTTATTAAGTCCAATCTATGAGAGTTTTTCGAGAGATGGTTGCTGGTTTTGCCATTATCAAACACTTAATCAGTTGAGGGATTTGAGGAAAAACCACCCTGACAAATGGGAAGTCATGCTTCGTCTTGACAGGGATAGTCCCAAAACTTTTCGGCCAGATGGAACAACGATACATGACCTTGAAGCAAGGTTTGCGTCTGAGGATAGCCAGATGACGTTGGAGGACTTTATAAAGATTGGAGGCGAAGAATGAAAAGTATGAGAAGTTGTAAAGGTAAGTATTGGTCAAGATGGAAAGAGGTAAGAAAATATCTTATAGTTACGCTTGCCCTAATTGCGGAAAAGTGTTGCAAAACTGAATGGAGAATACTGGTCAAAGTGCGGGCAGATTATTGATTGGAGAGATACTCCATAACCTACCAAGTATTACACGAAGAAACTTACTATATGGTAGAAAGAGAAAAGTTAAAGTAAAAATGTCCTGCACAGCTTATGTGATTGTTGATGAGGATGTGCAAGGCAATATGGAGATAGAGGACGTTGAGGACATAGAAGATATAGACGATTTTGAGGTCATTCAGAGAGATTAGATTTTTGGGAGATTGTGGAGGGAAAGGGAGATATGGAGAGATTAACATACAAAACAAATGGGAAGTATACAAACACAACAGCAGAGCAGGCGCCGCCATATGCTATAGATTGTGATATTGATACAGCCATTACAAAGCTGGCAGAATACGAGGACTTAGAGGAACAAGGGAAAATTCTAAAATTGTCCTGTACAGAAGTATATGAAAGCAGTGGAGATTACGTTTACTATATTTTTGAAGATGAAATTGTCGAATGCATTAATTGCGGAGTGCAGATAGAAGCAGACGGAAATATAGTATTTACGCTTGATGCTAATGAAAAAATATTTCCATACAGGAAACCAGATTCAGAAAATGATTTAAGTCCCGAAGATTGGTGTGAGGAAACTATTACATTGTCGGTTTGTGAATGGGGAAAAACAGTTTTCCTTATCAGAGAAGAAGCTGCATTGAAATTAAAGAAAGGATAGGGAAATAAAAAAATGAGTGAAGTATTGAACGGATGGATAGAAAAGATAAGAGTATCGAGTGCGGAAATTGTCGTGCATGGGACAAAGAAGAAACCATATTATGAAATAAAATACCGTGATTTGTCAGATGGGCAGATTCATGTTGGGTATAGTTCTTATAATCTGGATTTTTTATTTGAATGGTTGGAAAAGTGCTTTGAAGTGGTGGAAAAAGATAAAGCTAGTCTTAACGAACAGATAAGGGAATTGAGGGATATTTACGAATATGGAGCACCACACAAAGAGAAAGACAGGGTAATAAAAGAAGCCGCCGACACCATAGAATTTCTATCCGCAAAGCTGGCAGATATGGAGCAGTCAAGAAAAGATTATAGCGAAGAGTGGATTCCATGTAAAAGGAGAATGCCAGAAGTAGGAAGACCTGTACTTGTCTGTGATAAACAGGGTAATGTGTGCGTAAGGGCTGTTACTTCTAACATTAACGGCGTAAAAAATTGGTCACAAAATAAAGCTGATGTGATAGCATGGCGTGAATTGCTGGAGCCATATCATGAGCCGTAACCAATCCATCACCCACGGCAAAGAATACAGCAAGCCATACCGGAGAGCGAAAGGGATAGAAAGGATAAGATAAGAGGTATGAAAGAACATATAAAAGCCTTTAATATGCCGTTTGAAGCATGGTACAAAGATATAGTTTTAGGAAAGCCACACATATACGTTGGCATGTACTGCGAAAGCGGCGGCTGTATCGGGGAATTTAAAATTGTTTGGGATAATGTCGGAATCCAGTTGCAAGCCTATGATGATTCATGGGAAGTATTAAGTCACATGCCGGAACTGATTGACCTTATGGGCAGGATTCAGATTGAGGGACTAAAACCAACGATTGAGGAATTTGCGGAAATGCTGAAGGGTATTGGATTTAAAGACCGTACAGAAAGAGAAAGAAGTGTCTGACAATATGGTAAGGAGAGGATAAGGAAATGAAAGTAGCAGAGCTAATAAGGCAATTAGAGCCGTACAGAGATTTTGACATAGAAGCACGAGTGCATTTAGAAGTCATGGAGGAGGAATTGCAGAAAAGGACATATAAATTTCCTTGTGATACATACAATGCTGAATTAAGCATTGATGATATAGGGCATTCTGATAAAGTTGTGCTGATTGGTGTGGAGATTATGGAGGATTGACAGAATGAGCATTGGCGAACAGGTAAAGGAATTGCGGTATAAGGCAGATATTTTTGAAAAAAGTGGGTGCGCCGTTGACGGAATTGTAAAAGCGTTCAGAGAAGCCGCCGACACCATAGAAGCCTTATCCGCAAAGCTGGCGGCGACAACTCCTAAAAGACCGTTAGAATATGAGGAACATGAAGATTATGATGAAGGAATCTGCCCTATTTGCGGAGAGCCAGTTTGTCATGTATATGCTTATTGTCCTGGATGTGGTCAACATCTGAAATGGGGAAGTGGTACAGAAAAATCAGAAGTAGTAAATATGGAGCAGTCAGTAGAGGATTGCAGCGGGTGGATATACTGCGGTGATGGGAAGAATTTACCAGAAGAACATGACAGTATGTTTGCGAAGTTAAAAGGTACCGAAAAGTGGGATAGCGCAATGTTTGAGAAAACTTCAGATGATGTGAACGTCACAGTGGAATTTGAGAACGGGGAAAGAAAAACAAAAACGCTGCATACTGTTGACGGAAAATGGAATGGTGGGCAAAGAGGGGTAAAATTTAAGGTTATTGCATGGCAACCATTACCTGAACCCTACCGCCAATAACCGCAAAGAAGTTGATAATTGTATTACAGGAATTTGTAACTATCGTCATACATAGTAAGGAGAAAGTGACATATGAAAGCATTAACAATATGGCAGCCATGGGCAGGAGCTGTGGCGGCAGGTATAAAGAAGAATGAGACAAGAAGCTGGTCCACGAAATACAGGGGACAGATTGCGATTCATTCTGCCATGAAGGCAATACATCATACATGGAGCAACCTCTACATGAGCGACGAAGCACGAGAAGTGATTATTAGACGAATGAAACTGCCAGAGATAATTGATGGTCCTGTAACCTTTCCTATGGGTTATGTACTTGCTACCGCCGATCTTGTGGATTGTATTCAGATAACACAGGAGTATATTGGTACATTGACAGAGGACGAGTTGGCTCTTGGTGACTACACGCTGGGGCGGTATGCATGGAAGCTGGAAAATGTTAAGATGCTGCCCAAACCAATACCAGCAAAAGGCAGGCAGGGATTTTGGAATTGGGAACCTGATAAGGAGCTGAAAAAGGATTTAGGTGAAAATATGGAAAATGAAGAATTAAAGGCTTTAGAGACAGTAAGGGATGAAATTGCTAAAATTAAGGCTAAGTATCAAAAGAAAGCTGAAAAAGAACGTGAAAAAGTAAATGATGTCTCTGTAACTGTATGCGCGGAAAAATGCTATACAGAAGCCGAGATAAATGATTGGTATGGAACGGATTACATTACAGCCAGCCAGGCAGATAGATACATCGAAAAACTTAATAAGAAGAAATCAGCAGCAGGGCAAAAAGGCACTCTAACAAAGAGTGAAAGGATATATCGGGTATTTGCAAATATAAGTAACAATCTGACAGCAGAGATACAAGATATAAAAATAAAACAGGAGCAGGAACAAAAAAAGCAGGAGCGATGGGAAATTGCACAGGCACAGGGATGCTCATATAAAGAGTTTCTTGAGATTGAGGAAGTGAGCAGACAATCAGAAGAATATGAGAGGCTAATGGGCATATAAGTTTATGTAAATAAGGATTTAATCAACTAAACTGAAATATAAAGAGGAACTGATTGAAAGGTATTTAAGGCAATAAAAAAGGGGGCGACAGTATGGAAACAAAAAATGAGATACATATGTATGTTCTGACCCAGGAACAGATAAATCAGATTGCTGCTATAGCAGGGAAAGAGGCGGTGCAGACATTTAGAACAGAGCAAGCCAAAGTAGAAAAAAGAAGAGCCAGGGAAGAAAATAAAGTAAAAAAACGAAAAAGATGCTTAGTTCCTATAGAAGAATCAAGGCCACACTGTCAGACGAGGCAAGATTTACAGAAGAAGAACAGATTGAACTTAGATGGAAATTTATACAAGACCTTATGGGGAATGCAAGGGAGACAGTAAGTAAATCTGAAAGAATAATCCAGAACGGAGAGAAACGAAGACAGGAAGATTTATATTATGTTTATCGTATTGAAAAAGCAATAGAACTGTATCATGAAGAATGCGAAAAGTCTGGAAATAAAGAAGCAAAACGACGATACAGAGAACTTAGCATGATGTATTTAGAAGATAGAGAATATTCGGTACAAGAAATTTCTACGGTAGAAAATATAAGTGAAAAGACGGTATATAAAGATTTAGGAATAGCATGTGGAATACTGGCTGTTTACCTACTTGGGATATGATTTAAACCTTCCTTGCGACTATAAATTGCAGGTAGAAAAAGAGTAGGTTGCATTTAGAAAAAGAATGTGGTGTAATGGTATTAGCCAATCAAATGTCACCACCGACACAAATCCATATAGTTTTTCTTTATTAAAACATAAAAATAACGCCCAAGGATAATTTCCTTGAGCGTTTTGTTGTGTGGTGTACCAATTAACGAGCAGGACCGTCTTAAAGTGGACGGTCTTTTTTGCTATCGGAAAGAAAGAAGAACTATAACATAAAAGGAGTGCATAATAAACTATGAAAAGGATTGAAGTGTGTAAAATGAAGGTTGGCGATCTGAAACACAATTTTGGCAACCCTAGGAAAATTTCAAAGAAGAAAACCGAGGAGCTGGAACGGTCAATGGACTTGTTCGGTGACTTCGGCATTTTTCTTGTAGATGAACATGACAATGTAATTGCCGGAAACCAACGATCCGTCATACTTGCTAGGCGTGATCCAGATATTGAGGTGGATGTTAAGAGACTGATAGGATATTCTGAAGCAGAACTTCGCTCTATAAATATTATGGATAATACCCACGCTGGCGAATGGGATTTAGAGTTGCTGGCAGATTGGACTGCGGACCTTAATCTTGATCTCGGAATTGACCTCAACAATGAAAGTCCAGAAGAACGGAAAATTGAGGATATGGAGCTGATTCGGTACGAGAAGTACAATTATGTAATGATAGTTTGCAAGAGTGAGATTGATTATAATGACCTTATTCGCAAATTGGGGATAGAGGGTAGGAAAGTTGCCATTACGAAAAAGCGGAAGATTAAGGCGAGAGCAATCTGGTACGATCAGATGAAGGCGCAGATTGTAGAAAAGTTGGAGAAAGTCGAATCGCCTTTAGAAAATAGTAAGAAAGACGAAGGGGAGAAGCAGGCATGAAATATTTGGTAGTAGCGGCGCACCCAGATGATGAGGTTTTGGGAGCTGGCGCCACCATGCACAAGGCAGTCACAAATGGCGATGAAGTTTATGTTTGTCTACTTAGTCATTGGAGCCCTACCAGGGATGATAACTTGGAAGATGGTATTGCATCTAGCCATGCCATTCTTGGAGTGAAAAAGTCCTATATTGGAGATTTTGGGTGTATGAGGTTCAAAGATGAAGACCATCATGCAATTGTTCGGTTCATAGAGTCAGCAATTAAAGATTGTCAACCAGATATTCTGATTACGCATCATCCAGCAGATGTTCATGTGGATCATGGTATCACATCAGAATGCTGTATAGAAGCATCGAAACTCCCAATGAGACAGATTGTAAATATTCAGCCAATCAGAAAAATTATGTATATGGAGGTTCCTTCCTCTACGGATTGGAATGTAAGTACGACGAATGGTTTCTTTACTCCGAATATATTTGTTGGTATAAGTGAGAAAGATTTGTCTGAGAAAGTTAAGGCAGTAGGCGTCTATAAAGATGTTATCAGGAAAGCACCTCACCCACGTTCTAGGGAAGTTATCAATGCTATGGCAGTTCTAAGAGGAAGCCAATCTGGTTTGCTAATGGCAGAGTCTTTTCAGATGGTGTTTGGATTGGGGGTATAAAATATGATGATTACGATACATCAACCATGCTATTTGCCATATTTGGGAGTGTTCCACAAGATTTGGAAGGCGGATGCTTTTGTATTCTTGGATGATGCACAGTATAGTAATGGCTATGTGTTTGAATGGAACCGAATCAAGACACCACAGGGCGAGTGCCGACTGAAAATTCCGTTGCATAAAAAGTTCGGTCAGACACTTTTGGAGGTAACTCCGAATGATGATCTTAAATGGCAATACAAACACATAAAGATGGTAGAGATGAACTATAAGAAGGCTCCGTATTTTTCAGAGCTTTTTCCTGCCTATAAAGAAATTGTCAATAAATGTTATGATAACCTGGCACAGCTAAATATTGCACTGATGAATTTCTTCCTGTTTTGGTTTGGCTGGAATGAGAAAAAGGTTTATTACACATCAAACTGGAAACTGGAAAGCAGAGCAGAAGCCAGGGTGATTGAGATATGTAAACGTCTTGGTGCTGATGTTTATTTATCGGGAACCGGAGGTAGGAACTACCAGAAAGATGTTCATTTCCAGGAGAATGGTATTAAGCTGGTGTATCAGGAATGGGAATCGATGGAGTACCAGCAGCTATGGGGAGATTTTCTCCCCTATATGTCAATCCTAGACTATGCAATGAATGAAGGACATGACATCGATAGTCATTTTAAAAAGATGGAGAAGGTGATAGCAGATGAAAAAAGAAGATAAATTGACGCTTGGAATTTATGTTCAGAGCTATCATCGGTACAATAAAATACTCACTCAGGATCTACTGGAACAGTGTGTTTATGTGGTGAGGGCAAGCGAAGCGGAACTGTACCGTAAGGCAGGTGTAGAGAATGTGTGGGCGGTTCCAGACGAGGAAGTTAACAATGCTATCCGAACGTATTGGTGGATTGTGGACCATGCACCAGAGGATATTGTTTTTATTGCTGATGATGATATTGAAGATATGATGTACCGACTTGACGACACCACCCGATTGAACAAGGATAAAGATACTATTATGGCGGAGATTGAGCGTATCGCACAGATGATGGTTGATCTGAATGTCGGTTATGCCTGTATAGATGCTACTGGTATTCCATATGGATATGATGGTGAATTTGCCTTTAAGGGTACGTCTGGTTCTTTGAAGTGGGTGTATAAGAAGGTGTTAAAAGCCCGTCCAGATGAAAACTGTAAATATAATTATGATTTGGACCTGGTATTACAGGAGCTTCTATATAATCGTATTATTCTGAAGCCACGATATATCATTTGTAAAGATTATCAAGATGTCAATGCCGGAGGAGATAGCTCGAAACTGCGCCAGGATCAGATAGATAGTATTGAGAATATGAAGCGGAAATGGGGGAAGTATTTCAAGTACAATTACAAGAATAACAAGCCTCAGATAAATGTACCAAGATAATTCAGTTATTTCGTCAATTCCTATTTGACAACGGTGGTGTAGGTGTTACGATACGATTACGATAAAAAATAGGAGGTTGATTACATGGCTTATAATTTGATGACTAAGAATGGTCATAATATGTACGACATGGCATCTATGCTACAGAAAGCAATTCGACGGAGCAACCCAAACCTGGCGGGATATGCTGCCTATGAATTATTCGGGAATTTCCACACCTATATGTGGAAGCGGCTGGTGGTGGTATCAGCGGAGGACTGCTATGGTATTATGACAAAGGAGGTAATTGCGCTGAAGCTGGCAGATGATTTCTGCAACAAAGGCAGGAAGGGATATGACAAGGACCCTCTGTTTGCAGCGAAGGCGATCACGCTTCTTTGCCTAGCAAGGAAGAATCGGGATGCCTGCTATGTAGCCTGCAATTTCATGTTGCCAGATCGCATTCTGGATGAAAGCGAAATTGAACATATCGACATTACGAAATGTCACCTGGGAGTGGAAGGGATACCGGATTGGGTGTTCGATGTTCATACTCTCACTGGGAAAAGGAACGGTAAAACAGACCTAGACATGACAATTGAGGAGCAGGCGGCACTGGAACCAAAACAGATGTCTCTGTTCGATGACTGCTCATGGGAGAATTACTATACATGGGCGAGAAATCAAGGTAAAGTGAGGAATAAGGAATGGGCAGATTTCGAGCAGTTCAAGAGAGGAAGAAAGCTGGAGCCAGATCAGTATTGATTATGAAGATGATTTTTCTTGAAAAATTTATTGACAATGATGGTGTATGTGTTAGAGTACGTTTGTAATTAAACAATACATATTACAGGAAGGAGGAGGTTGTTGATGGACAAAAAAATACGCAAGCTGACTAAAGTGATTCGAGCACTTGTTCAGCTTGCGTTAGAAATTGGAACTCTTATTGCAGTAATTAAAATGATTATTGAGAGTATCCAATAAAGTAAAGGGGAGGTCGTCCTCCCCAATGCAACTATATCATAGTCCATCTGCAAAATCAAGATGAATAAAAAGGTTATAAAAGAGCTTTTAAAGCTTGTAGTTACAATCGTATGGTTTGTTATAGTCGTTGTTGGTTTGTTTGTACTTTTTACATCATGAAGAAATGGTTGAAAAAAGCTAGGACAGTGTAAAATTTGCCCTGGCTTTTTTATATAAAAAATTTTATAAATATCTATTGACACAAAAAACGTAGGTGCTACGTTACGAGTACGATAAATAACAAAGAAAAGGTGGTAGCACTTATGAAGGTTAAAGTTAAAGTATATGACGGAGTTAAGTATAAAGAGGAGAGCAAGAAGGTAGCAGAGATTGAATATCAGATTGAAGGATTTGAAGTAGTGACAGGGGATCGGGCTATTGAAATCGGATTGGAAACTGATGAAAACAGTCGAGATGAACATAACGAGTATCTGGTATTGGATCTGGGAAATGGAGAGACTGCAACATTCTGCAATTCCCATGTTGATATGTTTAGAATATAAGAGGTGTCGATATGGTAGTAAGAGATGGAAAGTTGGTAAAGCAGTCAGATATTGTAAGGGAAGCAGTAAAAGCTGGGGAATGGAAGAAAGCTCTTCGGATTGCAAAGGACTTTCGGATAAATGTAACAAAGGCACAGAGAGATACAATGGCAAGGGCGTATGAGTGCATAGTGCATCCAGAATTCTATAAGCAGATAGGAATAGACATACCCAAGGCAATAGAGAAGGGAATAGAAGTAGTCAGTTGTCTGTATGGGGAATAGAAGCGTGGAAATTGAATAGGAAATAAATCCATCAAGGGAACTCGAAAAAGGCTATAATGAGTTCCTTTTTTGTGCCTATGGAAAGGTGGTGTGACAGATGTGGCACAGAAGGACTTGAAGCCGGTACGAACCAAGGAAGAAGCAAAGGAGAGGGGCAGAAACGGTGGCATAAAATCTGGGGAGGTCCGAAGGGCAAAAAAAACCATGCGTGAGACAGCAAAAGTTCTCATGTCAATGGAGGTAGTTGGACAAAAAAATAAGCTCAACTTGGAAGCCTTTGGCATCAAAAAGGGAGATCAGAATTATCAAACAGCGGTTGTTGTCCGACTTCTGCAAAAGGCTTTGGTCGAAGGTGACACATCTGCTATCCGGTTGATCGGAGAATTAACTGGAGATTTGAACCGTTTTAGTTTCATACCGGAGGAAGAAAGTGAAATTGTCGAGATAACATATCCAGCAATTAATCTGCCTAATAATGGAAGGGATAAGAAAAATGTCTTCGAGCTTGCACCCCAGGCTGGACCTCAGACACAGTTTATGGCATCATCGGCTGATATTATCATATATGGAGGTGCTGCCGGAGGAGGGAAGACATATGCCTTGTTATTGGAGTCGCTTCGACACAAAGATGTCAAGGGTTTTGGTGCTGTGATATTTCGTCATAACTACAATCAGATAACGGCAGAAGGCGGTCTGTGGGACGCCAGTAATAAGATATTTGGACAGGTTCCAGATGCCCACTCACGGAAGTCACCGAAATTACATTGGAGGTTTGATGGTGGTGCGAAGCTAAGTTTTGCTCACATTGAAAGAGATGAGGACCTCGGATCATGGCAAGGCACAGAGATTGCTTATATTGGTTTTGACGAACTGACACATTTCACAAAACATCAGTTTCTGTATATGCTCTCTCGAAACAGAACTGCTTGTGGCATTCGCCCGTATGTGAGAGCGACCTGCAACCCTGATGCAGATTCATGGGTAGCAGAGTTTATTAGCTGGTGGATAGACCAGGAAACTGGCTATGCAATCCCAGAACGATCAGGGCAAGTAAGGTGGATGGTGATGCTAAATGATGTCATCTATTGGGAAAACACTCCTGAGGAGTTAGCAAAGAAATATGAGGTCAATGTGGAGGACTGCAAAAGTGTTACATTCATTGCAAGTTATCTGGAAAATAATAAAATCTTGATGGAAAGCGATCCTGGATATTTGGCAAACTTGAAGGCAATGACAGAGGTTGACATGGAACGGTTACTTAGAGGCAACTGGAAGATAAAGGCAGCAGCAGGACTAATGTTTAAAAGAACTAAAGTCAATATGCTAGAAGTATTACCTACAGATGTGGTTTTGTGGGCGAGAGGCTGGGACTTAGCGGCGACTTCGGAGGACGAAAACGGAGAACCTGCATATACGGCTGGTGTGCTAATCGGTAAACGCAAAAATGGGCGCTATATTGTTGCTGATGTGATTAACCGTAGATTGGATTCTGCTGAAGTACGAGAGCTGATTAAAATGACCTGTATTGCAGACAGGGCAAAGCATGGAAGGGTAATAACACGTCTTCCTCAAGACCCAGGACAGGCGGGCAAGGCGCAGGCACAGAGCTTTTTGAAATTTCTGTCAGGATTTGCTGTAAAGATACTCCCAGAATCAGGGGATAAGGTTACAAGAGCAGAACCATTCTCGGCACAGTGGCTTGGACTGGAAGGAATGGATAAGGGAAATGTAGATATACTGGCGGCAGATTGGAACGAGATGTATTTCAACCAGCTTGAGAGCTTTCCACAATCCCAGTTTAAGGATATGGTAGATGCAAGCAGTTCCGCCTTCAGCGAAATAGAGAACGGCTGGACATATTCGGCGCCGCCATCAGACAGTAATCTAGGAAAATCAAGTTATTGGAGGTAAGAATTGCATAAAAAACAATTATAGAGTTTTGGTGAAGATACATAAAACAGATAGTTAATGATTATAGGGATATGGAAAGAGGTGATAGGCTGGTGGCAGAATTAACAGATAAGGAACTGCATTGTATGGCACGAGTACAACAGTCAAAACTGCTGGGGAAAAATGTCCAGTGTATGTATTGTAAGTATGCTATCCAATGTTTGAAAGAATATAAAAGTACCAATAAGGCACCTTTTGTCAAAGTATGGAAAAAGCTGGAAGGACTAACAGGTGTGAAGATTTGCCTTCATAATCCAGAAACCCAACAAAAAGATATTCTTGTAGGTTCCTGGATTGAAAATTGTCCAGAATTATTGGAACAGTTTACCAATATATCTTTTGAAGAGCAACAGGACATTCTTCAGAGTCCAGACATTCTTCAATATATGGACAGTCGCTCGTTTGGAAATTAGCTAAAGGTGTTGTTCCAAGTGTTGCATACTGTACATATGTAGCATTAATAGTGGTTTCGGATTCAAGGTATGGACAATATCCCGTGACAAGTTCTTTTTTTGCATGAGGATTCTCCTTTCTTTTTTACTTAGCTTGGCAGAGCCTGTATTTAAAGAATAGAGGATATTCCATATAAAATCAATAATTAATAAAGGAAAAGAGGTGGGTGCCAATGACAAATAACAAAGAGATAGGTCGTATAGGGCAGCGGCGCTATGGTGGGAATATTTATGAAGAATTTCTCTATGAGCTAAGGGGAAAACGGGGAATAGAGATATACAGGGAAATGTCTGAAAATGATGATATAATAGGCGCTATCCTCTTTTCTATAGAAATGCTGGTAAGACAATGCAATTGGAATGTGCAGCCAGGCGGAGATACTGCAAAGGATAAAGAAGCTGCTGAATTTGTGGAGAGCTGCATGAATGATATGCAGGACACATGGATTGACACAATATCAGAAATCCTGTCTTTTCTCACCTATGGTTGGAGCTTTCATGAAATTGTATATAAGCGACGTATGGGAAATACAAAAGATACACGAACCAAGAGCAAATTTAATGATGGTCTTATTGGTTGGAAGAAACTTCCAATAAGGGCACAGGAGACACTTTATCAGTGGGAATATGATAATGAGGATAATCTGCTGGGAATGACACAGATGCCACCCCCAGATTTTGGGACGTTTACAATTCCTATGGAAAAGGCGTTACTCTTTCGGACAAAAAGCCGTAAGAATAATCCAGAAGGAAGGAGTATTCTTAGAAATGCCTATCGCTCATGGTACTTCAAGCGTAGAATCCAAGAGATAGAAGGAATTGGTATTGAGCGGGATTTGGCGGGACTTCCAGTGCTGTATGGACCAGAAGGTGTGGATTTATGGGACAAAAATATACCAGAAAATGCGGATATAGTGAATGGACTTGAAACCATAGTCAGAAATATTCGGAGGGACGAAACGGAGGGAGTTGTCCTTCCTGCTGGTTATAAGTTGGAATTACTAAGTTCTGGTGGAACACGACAATTTGACACCAATGCGATTGTAAATCGTTATGATACTAGAATTGCAATGACAGTATTAGCAGATTTTATTTTTCTAGGGCATGACAAAACGGGAAGCTGGGCACTTAGTTCGGATAAGACAGAATTGTTTGCTGTTGCTATAGGGGCTTTTTTGGATATCATCTGTGAGACATTTAACAGCCAGGGCATACCATCATTGATTGATATTAACGGTCAACATTTTTCGGGCATTACAGAATATCCTAAAATGACACATGGAGACATAGAGGACGCAGATATTACAAAGGTTGCAGCATTTATAAAAGATATGACTGGAATTGGCGTTTTAATACCTGATGATGGATTAGAAGATTACATTCGACAGGTCGGACATCTTCCAGATAGAACTTATTCTGATGTTAGGGAGATTGACCGAACAAGGCAGGAACAGCAGGAGCAGAACCAGCCGCCAGAGCCAAAAACAGCCGCAGGGACTGAACTTGATGAAGAAAGTGAGGAAATACAAAATAGTAAGGCGGAAGAGGCTAAAAAACGGTTAGGCAGATAACGGATACTTTAACATACAGAATATGTCATAGAGCTTTATAAAAGCAGCCAAAACAGAAAGGAAAAGCAGCATATGGGATTACGAATCATTCCTCCAAAACGGGTGCGGAAAGTAAAAACAGCCAACAGCCAGGCAGTTTTGGAGCGTCTTGAAGAATATCTTGAAAATAATTGTGAGGAACCAGTACAAATTCTTTGCGGCTTTTGGGAAGATCAACAAAATGCGATTACATATCAGGAGCTGCGGCAGGCTGTACTAGATGGAACATTAAGTAAAGAAGCCATAGAATTATGGAGACAGGACTATTCCAAATTAATTTCAGGCAGGTTGAAAGGTTTATGGACAAATGCAATCATTGCTGGTGCATCAGGACAGCCTATTTTAGATGACAAAACATTTGTATTTAACACACAGACACCAGGCATGTTAAAGTGGATTCAGACACGAGGGGCACAATTGGTTACAGCCTGTACAAGCGAACAGAAAGAAGCTATCTCTATTCTGTTGGCAAAGAAGATGAAAGAGGGGCATACTGTTGATGAACTATCCAGACTTATCCGCCCTTGTATTGGTTTGACAAAAGGTGATACGCAGGCAGCAGCTAGACTTTATGACAGTATTATAGAGAATCTGAAAAAAGAGCACCCACGAATGAAGCCCGAAAATATGCAGAGAAAAGCGCTTGATGCAACCTGTAAATACGCAGAGAGGAAACACCGTCAAAGAGCTATGACTATAGCACAAACAGAAAGCGCATTTGCATATAACAGAGGGGCAGATGAAGGAATACGGCAAGCCCAACAACAAGGCTATCTTGGAACAGTAAAAAAGAGATGGAGCACATCAGGAGACGACAGGGTATGTACCATATGCCAGGCACTTGAAGGTACAGAAATTGAAATGGACAAAAGTTTTCCATTTAAGGACAAAACGCTATTTCCAGGACAAGATCTGCTGCCACCCGCGCACCCGCGGTGTGCTTGTGCCGTGGAGTATATTGAGGTGGAAAATCATAGTGAATTAATAGAAAGTCCTATGAGAACCGGAGATGAGTGGATAGATGCTTCAATAGATGATTATGATAGTAGTCTTATTAATACAAATGGTGATGAGGCTATGAGTATAAGATTGCTTATGAGTCATGATGAAGTTAAATATGAAAAGAATGAAACACTGAATTTGCCATTTGTATACAATAGCGACAGGGATGTTATCTTATATAATCCATATGCAGAAAATGCAAATGATTATGATATGAGATTTGCATTAACACATGAAAATGCTCATAGAGTAGATTATTTATTTCTTCATTCTTGGGAAAATGAAAATTTTCGGCGGGCAATGGATAATACGGAATCATTAATAATATCAAATTTAGATGGTTTAGAAAAATTGTTACAGAACGATGATTATGGTAGTGATTTTGCATTTAATGATTTGATAAGTTCATTGACAAGAGGAAAAGCGAATGGTATGCTTTTTATTGGACATACTCCAGAATATTTGGCATCTGATTATAAGCGTTCGTTAGAAGTATTTGCGAACATAACATGTATTGATATGAGTGAATCTGCAATCAGAAAAGAATTTGATGGAATATTAAAGGAATTGTATGAAGCGTATAAGGAGATTATAGCATGGAAAAGTCTGGTATAATGAATTTTTTGAAAACAGATAAGGAATTGCAGGATATGAGAAAAAGATGGAAAGAACTTGAAATTGAGGAGCCTTTTCCGCCTTTCAATTATGATGAATACAATGGGACGAGTGGTTATAAGGAGGCAATTAGAAAACTGTTAATTGATTATGAGAAAGCAAGTTGCTGATATCTGTTATTGGGAGAGATAATTGATAAATACTGCCAACTAGAAAGGGTTTTAAGGGAATGTTGAAAGATTTGTATGAAGCATATAAGGAGGTTGTTTCATGGAAAACATGGTGCAGCGTTTACGTACAGATGAGGAACTTTTGGAAATGAGAAAAGAGTGGAAGGAGTTAGATATAGAGAAATCATTTCCTCTATTCCATTTTGAAACATACCTTGACATCGAAGATTATAAAAAAAGAGTCAGAAAACAATTAGATGATTATAAGAAACAGAAAAAATAAAGGACTTGGGAACAGGTCCTTTTTTTATATTCATATTTGAAAGGGGCAGAAAGGATAAAGTGAAAAAATTCTCTGAACTAATTGAAAAACAAAATGAGGTTCTAAAAGGACGTTTCAAGATAACAAAATCTGATGATGACAGGCATCTTGCTTTTGGGTGGGCAAGTGTGTCTATACGTGCAGATGGTGAGCTGATAGAAGATTGGCAGGGTGACATTATCGCTCCTTGTGAGCTTGAGGAAGCAGTTTATGAATATGTAAGGCTTTATGGTGAAGGCGGCGAAATGCATGAAAGAGGCGGTGTTGCTGTATTAATAGAAAGCGTTGTATTTACAGAAGATAAAATGGCAGCAATGGGTATTCCAGTAGGAACGCTGCCAGTTGGCTGGTGGATTGGATTTAAAGTTACGGATTCTGATGTATGGGAAAAGGTAAAAGATGGGACTTACTCTATGTTCTCTATCGAAGGCGAAGCAGAAAGGATTCCAGTCGAATAAAAATGAAGCAAAAGGTCCATTTCTTGATCATCTTGGCTGTCTAGTAGGCGCAGGGTTGGTGAAGCAGGGTGTTGTTAATGTAAATGAAAACGCTTTAGTTGTTTCCCAAGTATTCTTATAAGAGAAATTTATAGAAAGGTGGTAAGGTACATGAATGATATTATCAAGATTAACAACCATGATATTTCAATAAAGGAGTATAAAGGTCAGCGAGTAGTGACATTCAAGGATATTGATGCTGTGCATGGCAGACCAGAAGGAACTGCTAGAGTAACATTCAATAGCCATAAAAATAAGTTTATATTGGACGAAGATTACTTCGTATGTGACGCATACGAAGCAAGAGAACTGTTTGGAATTACCGCGCCAAACGGAATTGCATTATTGACAGAACAAGGATATCTAATGTTGGTGAAGCCGTTTGGAGACGATTTGGCATGGAAAGTGCAGCGTCAGCTTGTAAGTAGCTATTTTCGTGTCAGACAGCTTGTAGATGAAAGATTGTCACCCGAAACAAAAATGTTATTTCAGATGATAAATCAAATTGCTACAACAGAGTTACAGGCAAAGGAAGCAAAAGAGTTGGCGCAGAAAGCAATTGTTACGACAGAAAATATAAAAGACGCTGTTAAACCAATACTTGACAACTGGCGTGAAGAAATTAATATAAAGTTTAATCGTATTCAAAAGAGTTGTGGAACCGAATTTAACGTTTTGCGAAATGAGATGTACAGTGAATTAGAGCGCCGCGCTGGTTGTGATTTAGGAACCAGACTTCGGAACAAAAAACAGCGAATGTCCGATAGTGGGTGCACAAAAACCGAGATAAAGAATACAAATCGTATGGATATCATTGACGAAGACAAGAAATTGCGAGAAATTTTCTCCAAAATTGTTTCAGAATATGAGATTAAATATTGCGCATAAAGACAATAACAAATGCAATTATATGCTGATAATTCAAAAAGACATCTGAAAAGGTGTCTTTTTTGTATTATATATTCTACAGAAAGGAGACAAGAAGGTGGCAACAAAGCTAAGGAATCTTAAAATCAGGAAAGTAGATTTTGTAGATGAAGGGGCAAATCCTGATGCTGACATTAAAATGAGGAAGAAAAAAGACAAGGAAGAACCGAAAAATTCTAGCAGCATACTTAAAAAGTTGTTTGGCTTTATTGGAAAAGCGGCTGGTATGAATCAAGAGGAAATTGACAGTGCAGTAGCTGAAATACAGAAAGGCGATTCCATAAGTTTCAGCGAGAAAATCAATGAAGTCAATAATCAAAAGATTTGTGATGAGATATGGGATATCGGTTATGCATTGCAGTCTTCTCTTTGTTCAATCCTCAATGATGATGAACTGGACAGTGCCAGCGCGGCAGCAGCAATGCAGGAGAGTCTTGATGAATTTTACGCAGTAGTGCAGGAATCAATCAAGAAGTGGTCCAGCGGCAGGTCAGCCAGCATTGTAAAGAAAAATGAAGATGTATCAGAGGCAGAGCTGGAGATTATGAAATCGGCGGTAGAAAGGCTGAATGAAACAATTGAAAAAGTTGCCAAAGAGGAATCTGAAAAAGAGGAACCAGATAACAACCAAAAACCGAAAGGAGAAGAAAGGGAAATGGGAATGAAGATTGACAAGAGTAAACTAACAGATGCGGAGAGAGCTTTTCTGGAAAACATTGAAAAACGCTATGGAGTGGACGAGGGAGACAATACCGTTGATGGAGGCGCATCAGCACCTGTAGAACAGTTATTGCCTCCTGCATCTACAGAACCAACAGTAGTTAAGTCTGTAACCCAGCCTGTACCTGATGTGGTGGCATCTGTTGTACAAACAGAGGAACCAGACAGCATCTATAAGGGACTGCACCCCGCAGTAAGGGCAGAACTGGAAAGCTTGAAGAAATTCCGCGAAGATGCCGAGGCTAGAGAACTGACCGAGGTTGCAAAGAGATATGTGATTATCGGTAAAAAGGAAGAAGAATTGGTGCCTATGCTGAAAAGTCTTAAAGCTGCGGGAGGAACTGCCTACAATGATATGATTGCTGT